TGTAAAAGTCTTTGCTCGCTATGACTGTGCCATCGGTTGCCGTCCTCGCAGATGGGGTAGAATACAGCGCGTTGCTAAACGCATCAGAATTAAATTTACTCCGGTTAAACCCACCCAATCCACGATTGAAACCCATCAGATGCTCTCCCGTTTGATCGCAGAGTCAAGATTTCCGGTGGATACCTTGAGCACTCCACCTGCAGTGACATTGCGGGCAGCGGCAAGCTCAAAGACCTCCAGCATGTTTCCCGACGTCAGCGCGTCAAACGTGACTGTGTGAGTCACGACCCCATAGTCGGCCACAGCTTCCGGGAATGCGATCTCTGCACTGTTGTCGTCTGTGTACTCATTCGTCCCGATTGTTACTCCTGCCCAAGAGACGGCCTGCCTTGCATATGATGCCTCAGTTACTTCGGCCCCCCCGTCCAGGGGGTTGCCAATATACGCCGCCAGATAGGTACTCGGTGGCGTGTATGCCGCTTCATTGTGCAGATGTTTTAGCATTTTATCGAGCGCATAATCGCTCATTCCTACGTATCCCATTTAATCAACCTCGTATTGGATTTTTAACGAGAATCCATTCGTGATCTCTGCAATCCCTGTATTCTCAACACAGATGATTGCAGGTGTGGAAACAGACCCATCACTGATAATTTCCATTGATTCCCCTGATGTGGTGATCGTCTGTATATCAAATTCCTCTGAGAGTTGATATGCATAAGGGTCATCCGCTATAAGTGATAAACTAAAATCACTGCATCCAACCCATGCACGGTCAAACGGAACCTGACCGGCATACCGCACCAGATAATAAACATCTGGGGCATCATCCAGAATAAGTTTAAGCTGTTTTGGCCTGCCTGATGCATCCACAAAGACACGTGCAAACGCCCGGATCAGTGTGTCAAGTGCTGCCGCATCTTCGCAGTCCCGGAACTGGCAGGGGAGATCAAACTCCCGCGTACCGAGTTCTGAGCCTATCCAACACTGCCCGGCACGCCTGAGAACTGTTGATGTCCTGTCGCGTGATTCTGGCAGCATGGGCTGTCCTGGAGAATATAGGAGGGTTGCCCCATATTCTGATGCAGGTATCCCGTTCAGAGAAAATCCGCCATTGTCCTCAGTCATTGAATCCCCCTCGCTCGGTTCTTCCGTGTGCTCAAAGTGTAAAGCTCCTGAGCCACCAGTTTTATGTCGTTGTCAGTTCTGACATTCATGTTTTCAACCTGGATCGTTACGCCTCCAACTCCCGAACTGCTACCGTCCAGAGGTACAATCGCCTCCGGGCCTGCTTCACCTATCATGGCTACTGTTGGCTGGGTAACTATACCTCCTGCAGCCAGCCGGGGGATTGTGGCGATGTTAAAGCCAAAATCGGTGAATCCCGTGATGTCTGTGACCCATCCCGGCACATCAATTTCAAAGCGATTGATGCCCCGGATCATCGTGTTGATGCCGTCGATGATCCCATTTATGACCGACTTAATACTGTTTTCAATGCCAGTCCAGATGTTGACCACCGAAGATTTGAGCTTGTTAAACGTGTCAACAATGCCCTGTCTCATGTCGTCAAACGTCTCAAACACCATGTCCGTGTATGTGGTCGCAATGCTCACAAGTGAGGAAAACGCTCCTGTGTAGTCCCCAGAGATAAAGCTCTTTGCGCCATCCCCGATATCCCCCCACATGCTCCGATAGTCCTCTGGCAGTTTGCTGACAAACGGTGCAGTTATGTCCATCATGGAGTCAACCGCACCCGTCATTATCGCGGTTGTATCTTCTTTGAATCCCCTGGTGGTGTCTGTTATACCTGTCCAGGCATCGCCAAACATCCCGCCAAGTTTATCGAGTGCCCCGCCTGCGGTGTCTGAGATTGTATCCCATGCTCCGGAAAGAAAACCTGATATCTTGTCCCAGTTCCCGGTTATCATGCCGAGCGGTGTCCATGACCAGATGGTGTCAAGCAACCCAGTGGTGTCTTCTGCATCGCCTGTTAGTGCGTCCCAGATGCCCATTACAAAGTCTGAGACTTTTGTTGTGATATCGAGGATACCATCCCAGACGATACCCCATGCATCGCCGAATTTGCCCATGGCAATCTTGACTAGGTCAATCGGATTAAGCAGGATATCGAACGCTGTGCCAAGAACATCAGACCAGTCAACTGCATCAGATACCCAATCAATGAGATCAGATACAATGCCTGAGAGCCATTCAAAGCCTTTCCCTAGGATGTCTGCCGCCTTGCCTACGATGTCAAATTTGGCATTTAACAGGATGAATAATAGTATCAATCCGCCCACAACAAGTACAATAGGGTTTGCAGATAACAAGGTGAACGCAGTACTTACCCCCCCAATAAGGGAAGGCATCATTGTCATGCCAAGGATAAGCGGGCCACCTGCAGCCATCACAGCACCCAGACCCTCTAAGGGTTCAAGCGTTGTCCCGGCGGATAATGCAAACTCCTCATACTTCTGTTTGAGCTTGTCCATCGTGCCGTACTGTGTGTTCTGAGCATCCGCGAAGTCCTGCGTCATGCCTTCAGCATCAGCCATCTTTGTTTTGTAGCCTTCGACCTCTTCGGCAGTAATACCCAGTTCATCATATAGGGTTTGCAATCCTGCTGATTGGTCTGCGGCTGACTCAGTTGCGGTTGTGGTTGCATCTGTGTTCAGTGTTTGAGCTTCTGCGTTCTCCTTCAACCCAGCATTGATGTCCTTCTGCTTCTCAATCAGGTCATCCTGCCGGTTGCCTAAAGACTCAATTCTGATCTGTTGTGATTCCAGTCTCCTGTTATACTGCTCAGTTGTTTCTCCTTCTTTCTGACCTTCTGCTCGCATCTCTGCAAGCCTGTCCTTTGCATCTGCAATCGCTATCTCATTACTTCTGACAGACAGGGTATTATCCCGCATTGAATCGTTCAGGTCGTCGTGCTTGCCCTTCAGGTTCGTCATCTCTGAACTGAGATCACTGAGTTCTGCGGTATAGTCGGTGGTATCTGACGTTGCTGCGGTGACTGCCGTTCTGAACTCTCGAGTCGCTGCGGATCCCTGAATACCTTTGTCACTCAGTGCAAGCAGTATCCCGGCAGTGTCTTCCATTGATATGCCAAGCGTGTCGATATCGGCACTCAGATAGTTCATAGCACCAGAGAACCCGCTCATTTCAATTGTTGAATTTCTGAACAGATATGTCAGTGTATCAGTGTGGCTCCCGGCTTCCTCTAATGGTATATTAAACGCATTGAAGGCAGGGATAAGCGAACTGGTGACAGTAGATGCACTGTTTCCGGTTGCATCTCCTAAGGTATCAAACGCGGTTGCAGTTGCTTCAATCTGATCTGTGTTCTCCATCCCAGCACGAGTCAACAGATCAAAGGTAGCAGTTACTTCAGACAGCGGGAATGTGACATTAGTTGTTTCCAGTGCCAGGTCCCGCATGTCGTCTGTGGTGACACCTAACTGGATGCCGGTTGTCATCAGCGTTGCGTTGGTCTTCTTTGCACTATCAGTAAGTGCTATAATTCCAACGCCTGCCGCGGTCATCCCGGCCCCGATTGCCATGCCGTTTTTCTTTATGCCGGAAGAGAACTTGCTGAATTTACTGCTGGTTTTGTCGAGTGAACCATTGGCTTGATTCAAGCCCGTCTTTAGGCCGGATGAATCAGCAGTGATGGGTATAACGATACCCTTGGCAAATGCGCTCAGATCAGCCATGCACGCCACCACCTGTCGCTGAAGTCCATGCCATCATAGTACTAAAGATAACCTCCGTCTGAGGCTTCTGTATTGCCGGTTCTGATGATCCAAAGTAATCTCCTGGTTTGTGTTTCCTTGCGCCCTTCGCAGGGCTTCCTGTAGGTATGCCATTTTGCAGGATTGAACAGATAAGCCCTATGCGGTCATTTTCCATCTTCACAATTTCCTCCTCGCGTTTAGCGCGGGCTGTGATATACGGCGTGAACTCTGCGGGCGTCATTGATCGAAACTCATGCGGTTTCAAATTGCCGACTCCATACGCCGCAGGTTCATAGCTCGTGATCAATCCTCTGATGGTTCCGGGGTTTCCGGGTTCTGGTTTTTTGATTCCTCGCCGCCATCCATCCATCCACCAGAATTAAGGATTGATTGGGTCAGTTTGATGAGTTGCCTTGCCCCTTTTTCATGGATATACTTCTCACATATATCTCCGGCTTCAGCCAGGGAGATCGAGTCTTTACCATAGGCATTTTTTGTTGCCCATATCAGCCCTCTTGATCCTTGAAACATTTTCGATTTGTCACCATTCATCAGCATGGATATAGGGCCGATGTTCTCCTCAAAGGTTGCGAGTGCATTAAATGAGGCGCGAAGGTTGTAAACCTTACCTCCTGCCTCAATCACTGTGTGTGCTCGTCCGTCCATTCAAATCACTCAGGGGTTGCTGTGTTTCCAATCACAAACTTGATCCAGTATACTCTCGGTGTTTTGTTGAGATCCGTAACCACAATTGACACATATGTCACCGCACCGATCCCGGTATTAAGTGTAATTACACCTGATGCAACGGTGGTGGCGACTACAGTCCCGTTGATGTAGATTGTCCCTGCTGTGGCTACCGGGGTAATCAGGACAGACACATCATCACTGTATGCCTCAACTGTATATTCATACACTGTAGGTGCAGCAGTGGGGGATGGGGTGAGTGCATTTGCGGTACTATTCACAATGCCAAACGATGTTGTAGTCAGCCCCACGCCCGCAGTTGATACATGAGTCATTTTCCCGTTAACTGTCACTTCCAGGTCTATGTACAGATTGCCACTATCCTCAACCATTACAGGACTTTTTGCGATCTGCCCTGACCATGTCCAACTATGGTTGCTAATATCTCCAGAGCCCATTGGCATTACAACAGTCCAGATGTCAGTATCACGGTCGTAGATATCACTGATGAGTGCTGTCTGTGCTGCTGACCCGGTAAAGTGGATTTTAAACCCAAAATTTCCATTAGTCAGCTTACCTATACACCGGGTTGTTACCCCTCCAATGTTATTCTGTGAAGTGGTGTCTACCTCCTCACCTGATACGTCAGGCATGCTGGGTTCATACATACCCCCAAGTGCGAGTCCATTTTGAAGGATTGTCACACCGATTGCGCATTTTGATTCTTCAGTCATAAATTATCACCTGTAGTTATACTCTATCATGAAATCTCTGTGTTCCATGTAGAGCGGGATCTCTTCGTTTTCATCCGGGATACCCCCGGCGTCTTTCACACATTTAATATATACTGCAGATGCATTCGCACCGGTTCCGTACAGTAATATACTATTCTGTTTCTGATTCAGCGCATTGGCAATAGTCTCAGCTAAGTCTTCCTCCGGGCCGGGCGTTGTTGTCCATGTTGTGCACTGGATTCGTGCATGTGCATAGCCTGCCGTATTGGTTATGACATCTCTAATGTTGTCAATCTTTGCAACGGTGATCGCGGGAAATGTAGGGCTTGTTGGTAGCTTCTTTCGGTGAACTCGTGTACCAGCCACGCCAGCGACCCCCGTATCAGCCTTGAGAAGTGTGATAATTGCATAAGTGATGTCCTTCATCAGAATATTGCCTCCGCGTAAATCTGTTTATACTTACCCTCATTCTTGTCCATCGTTGGTCTAAAGTGGGGTTGTGCGGGTTGATTATACACACGCCCTAAGCTGTCGGCACCCACGAAACCATATTCAAGCCTTTTGCCATAAGGTAAATTGGAACCAACAACGGCGGTGATTGCATCCAATACTTCAGGGTGGATAGATCGTCTATATGTGCCCCCAGTTATACCCGAATCATCATGACGATATGGGGAGACCAATCTAACATCGTTGGAATATGCCTGCGCTGCAAGCTTTAAGGCGACCTTCTGCTTCTTAACGATCTCGGATTGGAAGAGTTTGAATGCCGCCTGCACCTCTCTGATGCCTGTGCTTTTAGCCAATCTTTACCAACCCCAAAAACCTGCTGATCTGTGTGATAATTACAGTCACAATAAATGATACTGTGGCTGCGATGCCTATCAGCTTTGCCTGGAACAATTCAATCTTTCCAATCCTTTTGACTAACTCCACCTTCTCTTCCTCATACTTCTCAAGCAGGCCCTTAATCATGTTCACGTTTTCGTCAATGCGGATCAATCGGTCATGGTCCGTCTCATACGGGGGCATCAAACCACCGCCGCCAGCTGGCAGGTTATGTGGGATATGTTCGCAACCGCCGCCTCATAAATCACCTTGCGATTGTATGCAGTATAAGTCCCGGTGAACCCGTCAATAATACTGATAATCTTGTCATTGTCTGCGATCACTGCATCCGGCCTCAGCAGTATTTTCGGGATCGATTCCAGATATGAGACAGCCCCGTTGACCACTATCTTCTCTTTGCCCTGGCTGAATCGACATTTTACTGACGTGTCTGCCGTCACAGGCACCTGATTCCCATACGCATCTGTGGTGTAGGTGCCGGTTGCGTGCCGGATGGTTGCCGTGTGTATCTGTAGTGATGTCGGGAATACCATTTTACCCCCTCATAGTCAGATACGGATCATCCGCGTTGGGCGTAATGCTAATGTAGGTGTTCGTGCTGTTTGCGGATGCGATATAGGAATCCATCGCCGAATATGCTTCAGAGGTAAACCGTTTGGCTTCTGCCGGGCTCACGGAGAATGAGATATCCCCCACAAGTGTCTGTGACGCGGGCCGTGCAAGCTCAATTGATAATCGATCAACGATCATGACCATCGTCAGTTTAATCGATGCGGATTTCAGACTGTTACTCACCGTTGGTGCGGGGTATCCCTTGGCCGTCAGATAGGTCACTATGTCGGCGTCAGCCTCAGCAATGAACGATGTGATATTGGCTTCTGTGATTGTGCCTAAGCTTGTACCTGTCCTCAGATAGACGTCTGCTGCTACACAGTATGCCAATCACTCACCATCCGCATGATAAATAGTTTTTCTGAGATAATTTCCGGGGAACTGTTCTGCTGATCCTGTTATTTTTGCCATACCTAATCACCTCAAAAAAAGGGATCAGGATGCTGGCTGAGATGCCACCATCTTAGTGTAGTCCATCTGTGCAGCCCCAATGTCCCATTTGATCGCGTAGTCAATGGTGTTATTCTGGTACGAATACATGTCGCTGCCGCCACCAATCATCATAGCGTCCGGTGCCTTCCGGTACAGGCGAGGGGTGAGATATCCTCTCATGGTTGCAAACGACACGGCTGCAGTGCGTCCAACGTTTGGATCTGCATACAGATACCACTGTTTGTTAGCCACAGCATTGTCAACAGACACGAGCGGGATTTCCTGATCAACTGCGACCTGAAGACCTGCGTAGGGATTGCGCTGGGTTGTTCGGACATCGTTGGTGTCATCGATGACTTCCATGGTGAGAGCATTTACAATCTCTTCTGCCTGAACCTTAAGCGCAGGCGGGACAATGAGACCTTTTGGCTCACGGTATACTGCTCTGCTGGTGGGGTCCACCATTTTTGACATAGCCACAACTGCCTCTTTTACAGATGCAATTGACAGTTCTGAGGTAATCAGATTTCCCCGCCCCGAGGTGAAGAACGTTGCATGTGCCCCGTCTTTGTCTGCGATCATCTGGGTTGCAAGGTTTTCGGCGGTGAATGCTGCCTCTTCAGAGAAGTATCCAGGAATCTCGTTGAACGCTCCAAGGGAATCGTTCATAATCGCCTGCCGAGTGAGTGCCACACTCTCCGCATATGACTGCACGGAGATCGTGTATTTGTCATCGGTGAAGTATGTGACTGGGAGATCAGTCCCTTCTTTCTGGACCTGCATAAGCCGTTTGTTGCCCACAAGTCCTGCAAGAGTGTTCACCTTGAAATCATTCACCATCGAGGGCTTAGTCCACATCTTGTATGAGACTGGATACCTTGCCAGCATGCCCATAAGCATGGTGTTGAGGTCAGCGGTGAGCACATAGTCAAAGTCTGACGTGCTCATGGTTTCCATAAGGTGATCAACGCGCTTTACACTGTCCGCTTCCGAGATGAGATCCCAGACATCAGACTTTCTCTGCAGCATTGCTGCCTCTCCCAGTTTGCGAGATGAACCCCGCGCCCCGAAAGTATCAATTGGGTTTGGTGCTTCGTAGAATTTAGTCATTTATTCAGACCTCCCTGTAGAAGATGTATGCGTTCCCAACCATCGCCGCAGCGGTTGCAACAAGAATCTGCCCTGTGATAAACGCAGTTGTTCCTCCATTCTCATCAAGTTTTGCGACGGTGTTGCCGTTGGTTCCTGCGTCAAGCACCACAAGATTGTCATAGATATCCACCGCATTGAGGTCAATACCGTCAATCAGGTTGTCACTTGCAGTTGCTGCAGTTGCACCAGATCCAACATTCAGGACTGCGTCAGCCGTCCCGCCTGCGGTTGTAATGTCTATTACAACCCTGTTTACCATGATCGGCACAGCCTCAGGGTTCTCCCATGCGAGAGCGAATACGTTTGCAATACCTGCGGTAAGTGCAACTTCAACCACTTTCTGTGCGTCTGTTGCGAGTTTTGCATTTGTGACGTTCAGATCTGCGATCTTCGCGGTGGTTACCGCATCAGCTGCGAGCTGAGTTACCCCAATTGCCCCGGATGCAAGTATCCCGCCGGTGTCAGCTACGTGATGCACGCTGACTGTTGAGGTTTCGCCATCGTCCACGATTGCGTTTGCATACCCAAAGAAAACCCCAGTGCTGTCGTTTGAAAGCACAACAGGAGTTGCCTGAGATGCAAAGAGCGATGCACCAACTGCAATACCTCCAGTGTTACTGTCAACCACAGAAAGACTGTAGTCCTTTGGGCCAAAATCAACGGATGTGTATCCGTCGTCATCTTCGTCAGTGATTGCCACACCGGACCGAAGACCAAAGAGCACAACGCCGCCACTCGCGGGGATTGCGGGATATGTTGCGATCACAGATTTCCTGTAACCTGGATCATACAGTACATTGTTTGCCATGTTCAAGCCTCCTTATACCCAGACAGTGCTTCTGCAATGTCCTTCGATTTTCCCATAGCGATATGCGACTCATAAAGCTGTTTCTTTGATTCCGTGAGATCAGCGCCGGTGTCTCTTGCACCGAGGTCATGCACGCCGCCATTGCCGGACTCCTTCAGGATCTCGTCAATGTATGTCTGCTCTGCGGTGACCGCGGCCTCGATCATCTTGTCAAACTCAACGGTATCAATGACGCTGTCCTGATCCGGGATTTTGCCGAATGCGAGAGACTCGGTAACCCTCTTCTGAGAGAGTGCAGGCAGCTTAGACTCTGCAACCTTTGCGAGTGCATATGTCCTCCCTTCCAGAACAATCAGCTTAGCACCCGCTTCTTTGAGTGCTTCAGTGAGTTCAGTATTCTTAACCTGTGCTTCGGTAAGCTTCTCCGCGATCTTATCGCCGTCTGCTTCTTTCATGAACTCCTTTTTAAGGGCTTCCATGATCTTAGTGTCCTTTCTTACATCACCAATAGTAATCTTTGTTTCAGTAATAGTATCATCTCCTTCTTTTTTCTCGGTTCGTTTCAGCGTCTCTGCGAACACCGCTTTGTAATGTCCGCCCGCTCCGGGCAGCGTGACAAAATCCACGGTGTTAAAAGCATCAGCAAAGATTTGGGTAATGATCTTCCCTTCTTTGTCCTCTGCCTTGCCCCACTCATCATCCCCATAGACGCTATGAGATACCCCGATATGCTCACCCATCGCTTTTATGGATGCGGCGTAAGTTGGAAAAGGTTTCGCGGTAGAATAGACACCTGCTCCGGTTGGGTTTTCTGGCGTCTTGTCCCATCCATCTGAGTCATACCATGCATCCTGCGTGAGTGCCCCTGCCAGGTTTTTGAGTGATCTTTCTGGGCGTGACCAATCTTCCTGTTCGGTCGGATGATCCCACCCCATGTGCATCCCGGCATGATAGACCTTGTCTGTCACCGCCTTCTGCAGAACGGATTCAGGATAGTATCCGGATGATCCCCACCCCGGTTGGATAATGTGCACGTCCAGTTCACCGGCTTCTGCTCCGGCGGTGGCTTCGCGTAGTCGTGAAACGATACCTAATAGGTTAGATTTCATTTACACAATTTAATTTAAGTTAAGGATATAAAATAGTGTGTGAGATTGCTATAGGATTCAACTGCTGGTTTTAGTCAAATGCCAGTCATAATAATATTCTCTATAACATTTGTCACAAAGCAATATTTTAACCCCATGTGTTTTGCCAGCAACACAAGGTTGAGGTTTGGATAATGCAGATCTCATAAATTCCAAATTCCCACCGCAGACAGGGCATTTCATTTCATGCCAATCCCCTCAGTTTATGCACATCCGGGTGAACGTCTGAACCATGTGCATCCACATAGTTATTGCAGATGCACTGCGTGCCTTCCCAGTCAGACACATAAGTGCAGTTACATCCCGTAATCTTGCAGTGCGTCACGTCCTCGATTACGCTGCCATACCCGTTCTTGCAGGTGTTTATCATTTATCGCTCACCCGCTCAGGATTCTTAAACAGCTTCCGGCACTGAGGGCAGGTGATCCACCATGCCTTGCCCTTGTAGGTCCATTCGTGGCCGCACTCTTCACGCGGGCACTTTACTTTAATCATATCTTCTGCTCCTTTCTGATGCGCTTGATGTTCTTCTCGTAATCGCTTTTTTTGGGTTTGCGCAATGATTCTAACCGGCTTAATCCCCCCACACTGGGTGCACTTTTTCATACCATTTACTGCTCTTGGCATGCACCATAATTATACTTAATACTTAATAAGCATTGTCCAAAAAAAGAGAATGTGATTGATTATTTCTTCTGCTGATACAATTCGTAACATCGACATCGAACATGTCTCGGGGGATTTTGGTGCCCTGAAGTGTGTGCCTGGTTCAGAGGAATCCACCCATCTGCCGTGTTTAATTCGCATTTAGGGGTAACATCGTCATCTAGTGAGTTCTGCCATTTTTTCTCCATGACAACCCCCATGTCTGCGATACCATCCACAAAGATCCTGTTGCCACCCTCATAACCTGCAGCGGCTTCATGGATTGCAATTGTGCGGGCCCGGCTCAGGGAGAACTCTGCGAACCGCCCGTTTATCAGTTTGGCAGTCTCGTCATAGGTTAACCCCTCATCGAGGGCGTGCACCATTATTGTCTTGATCTGATTCTTCGTGGTGGTCTGGATGCCTTTGATATACTGAGCGCTCCCGCCATGCTCTGCGAACCAGTTCACAGCCCGAGGATTATCAAGATCAAATGATCCCCCAACATCAGGATCAAAGAAGGTTTTGCCAATCTCAGCCCCCGCTTCCATCGCCTTTGACTCCTCAGTGTAGATCAACACCTGTAGTTGGTCTGTCGTCTCAGCCTCAACACCATTCCATACTCTGTCGAAGTCGGCAAGCGTCATCTGTCGATCAGCTTCAATAAGTCTCAAGGAAAGAGCGGTTAGCGAGGGCCTGCCCGATTCGGGAAAGAATGATTTGTAATCGCTGAACCGCTTAAAGAATATGGTGCGTTGGTTCCTAAAAAAGGTTCTGATATGGGGTAATGCCTTCTTTGCCAGTGCATCCCGCTCCCGGTTCTTGATTGTGCCTATGTTGGCCTCTCTGAGACGATTCATCATTCAAGAACAATTGAGTTTGAGTTAAAAAAAGGTTTTGTGTTAAAGGGTTTGTTTTCCATTCTCAATGTCTGCTATAGCCTGCAATATGGGGTATACCTGTTGGGGGACCACTGCGTTTCCTAATGCTCTAAGTCTGTCCATCCCGGAGGGACACCCATCAACCACTCGACGAAAACCGGGTTCAGATACCCATTGCAGCCCTCGCGGATCAGAGCACCAGGGAGTGAATCCCATTTGCCTGCCGCCGGAGGGGGTGTTTTTACCATTTTGTTCCCGTTTGTAAGGACATAAACACAGGTGCTGGGTTTAGATGGTTTGTATAAGCATCTTGCGGTGACCTGTGCGCCTGTGAGTGTCTGAGTTTTCTTTGATTTGATATCAAAGCCATCTTTTGTCATCATATCATCAAAGGTCTCTGCAGGAATTTCAAATGTTTCAAATTGGTCCATGTTATTTATTCTCCTTCTGAGTATACTATACATTGTAGCCAATCATATATAATGTTACCTAAAATAGATTATTCCTGAGATAACATCTCAAGATTCTTATTTATGCGTTTAATCGCCTCGGTGACGGTGGTGTCCATTGCGGCCATGTCTGCAATGTCTGCCAGTTCGTCATCTGTGATCTCAATGTCAAGCGTAGTATAAACTGCCCGCACCACGTCTTTAATAGACATGGTCCCGGCCCACATCTTAGAGTCAAGGGTTGCAGCACTGACGATGGCCTGTATCCTGTCGTTGGCGTCTTCCTGGGTAATCGGGGGGAATGTGACTTTCACCTGTACGTCTTTTCCCTGTAGCCGGAAGAGATACTCACATAAGTTTTTCCACACATCCGCCCACATTGACTGCCGCCCCTCAATGAGCATCATGAACGGTCCGGTCAGCTCCTTGGCAGTGGCGAGGTTACCCGTGCTTGGATCACCCGTAAGAATGGTTTCAGGCACCCCAGTAGCGGCACACACCTGCAAGGTAAATAGTCTGCTATCCTTTGGCCCTACGACCTTGTTACTGCCCGCATCCACCACCTTATACTTGTTGCCACCTCCCATTGTGAGGAATGACCCTGAAGGGTTGCTTTGCATAGGTGTGCCCATTGCTGCCTGATTTCCTGCGAACTGCCCGCCTATAGCGTTGATAGTTCCCTGGTTGGTTGAGTCTGTTTCTACCATCCCCGAATACTTCCGGATAGTCCTGACAACAGCCCCCCAGTCCTCAAGGAATTGCCCCTGTGCCTCAGCCCACCGGTATGATGCTGCTATGTCAGTTATTCCAAAGCCCAATGAGTCAATCTTATTAACCGCCACATGATAGATCGACACAGGCCAGTCAATGACGCCTGTCACGCCGCCCGTTTCCTTTCTGTCGTTCCTGAAGTCTGGATAGTATACCGCTTTCCCGTTTCTCATCCGTTTGTAAAGTAACGGTTTGTAACTGTCACCCGGATCAGTGATGATCTGGCTGATCTCCTCTGCAGGAAATAGCCTCAGCGATATATTCGGTACAGTCTGCTTGTAGATTGCGATAAACAGATTTGCACCCTTCTGCAGTGTCTTGTCATTCTGCTCTATGGCCTGCTGAGATGCGAACGCGGACAGGTTGTATGCATCCTTTAGGATAGGGTCAAGCACCTGCACCTTATCATTCTGGTTGCCCTCTTCCACCGACAGATCGAACCCCTTGGCGAACGTGAATAAGGTTCTTACATCTATTACACGCTTAATTAGCGGATTGAAGATGTAGTAATACTCAGAAATATCCGCATAGTTGTCAACGTCCTGCTTGGTGAGGTTCTGGACAACACGGCCCGACATCCTGACCCAGTTAAGGTCTCGGGTGGTTCTCCAGTCAAACAGGCCCGTTGCTGCGCTTTCATCCAGCTTATCGCTAAGCTGTGTGACCTGATGTGACAGGCTCAGGGATTCGATCTTCTGATCGTCAAGGGATTTTGACAATACGGTGATCTGGCTTTCGGCCCTCGTCAGGGCTTTTGATTTCAGGAAAGACATGTCTCAATTAGGATTGAGTTAATATAATAAAAAAGTGTGTTTGAATTAGTTATAAAATTTAGTTTGCCGGTTTGATCCCTGCAAGCACAAGCGCATTGTAAATCTTGCATGAGGTGCGGTCTATTTTGTAGAGCTGCTTTATTCCGTGCTCCCCAACCTGTTTTGTGCCGGCTTTTACCTCATCAAATGATACGTGTATTGTGAGGTTGTCCATTCCTTCGCGAGTCTCAATGATTATTTTACCGTCTATTCTTCCGTTGTAACTGTCGCCGCGTGTAACCACTGTAAATTTTGAGTTATCATCGCAGATTTGGGAGATCTGTGTTGCAAGGTCTTCAGTGCTCATCTTAAAGTTTGATTCATTCATTGCTACCATTTTACTCATCCTCTTGTAGTGTTACCTATCTACATTGTAGCCACTTGCCTATATGTAGTAGTCGTCCTCAATTGCCCGCATAACCTGCTTGCCTCCGCCAGACATGCCGCCTTGAGAATACCAGATAATCCCCTGGCTTGTCATATCCACACTGTCGTCATGTGCGGCGTCAGGGAAGCTCACCATCTCCTCAGTATAGTCATGTAGCCAGTATGCGCCCTCAGGGAAATAGACCATACCTGCAGCGAAGAACGGCACTGTCTGATATGCTCTGTCAAGCTTGGTCCCCACGGGGTTTATTTCAACCAATGGGATTGGTGTTCCGCATGACCGGAGGGACTGGATCAAGCTTTGCCCACTTGCCTTATTTTCTATCAGTAAGGCATTTGGCCTGTCCCGCAGATAGGTGTTGTATGCCGTCTGCAGCAGGTCAGGGTATTCTAATTTCTCCTTGAACCGATCCAGCAGAACAAACCCTTTCGGGGTTACACCCCACAGGCCATAAACTGAATAATCAGGGTCGTTGGTTTTGCCTTCCTTGTCCACTGCAAAGGCAGTGTCCCATGAGCCTATCTTATAGGTAAATTGCATCTGTTGCAGAATCGGTTCTGATATCAGGTGACGGAACCACTCTCGTTTAAACACGTTGCCGCCTGCGGGTCTGATCTTCCAATTGCCGTTCAACAGACGCTCCTTCTCGACCTCAGGGAGGGCTAAGAGTTTGGATCTGTAACCAGGATCAGCTTCCATCAGCAGAGGGTTATCACTCAGTTTTGCGGATATGAAAGTAAATGATTTTGGGATTAACTCAGGATCTTTTGCTTTCAATTCTTCGGCACTGTCGCCCCATATGATCTTATTATTGACACGCACAAACCACCGGATCACGCCGGACCTTTTAGGTATTGGGTATCCTGTTTTCTGGTCTATCCACCAACCCATAATGCCCGACCCCCACCCGTCATCGCCTACAATCAGCCAACTGTCGGGGTCAGGGTTGCAGGTTCCTCTGATGTATGGGTCAACACCACATACGGACCTATTACGTGAAGTAAGGTACCAGAACTGTTTTTCTGTGAAGTGTGTCAGCTCATCAAACATGATCAGGCACAACTGTGCCCCTTGATAGTCCTGCGCATTCTTCTCATACTCCAAGTGTGCGAACTTCAGCCGGTTGGGGGTCTTTGCCCCCATGCAGGGAAACGTCCACTCAAGGGAGCTGCCCTTTGGCTCTGCACGCCCGGTGTATAATTTTAAAGATTCATCCCAAAGGCCACCCCCGGCCCGGATCATAGGAGTGGTCCTCCGAAAGATCATCGCATTAAAGCCTGGCACCTTTGTGATATATTGCAGAGGTTCAAGCAGCTCTGCATACGTCTTCCCCGATCCGGCAGCGCCACCATAAATACAGATGTCTGCGGGGCATGATATAAACTCAGATTGAGGGCCCGGTTGGGGGAATGTATATAGCGTTCCACACTTTGCACAGACGTATACTGCGCCTTTCTGTTTTAGTTTTCCCCCACAATTTGTGCAGGTGATTGTTTGGTATATGAGTTGCTGATCTAATGCTTTTTTTGCACTCACTGCCTCGCATCCCGGAGGATATCCATGCAGATTTTCCAGTCCTGCCGGTTACGCAGAATGTTATACTCTTCAGGTGCCATCCTCAGCGTGACATATCGAGGGTCTGACTTCACCCGGAGCACCCGTGCAATCACCGCATTGTATGACTCCTTGGGCTGTTTGAGGTCGTCTAAAAAAGATTTGGTTTCGATGGAAATTTGAACAGTGGTGCTATCTGCCATTGTTATAGGATATGGAGGCAGGTATATATAATGTTACGGTTCAGAATAACCGCGACTGCCCTTGTGCCTCCTTGATACGCTTCTGTGCAATGGCATAATAGTCTTCATCCTTTTCTATGCCCATGAAGTTGCGGCCCGTGTTGATGCAGGCGACCGCAGTTGTGCCTGAACCGAGGAATGGATCAAAGATAATATCATTTGGTCTGCTTGATGTTTCAATAATCCTTTTAATTATCTTCTCCGGTTTCTGGGTGGGGTGTCCACACCGTTCCTCTGCAGATGTTATAGGTATGCTCCACACGTCGGTATAATTCTTTAACGGGTAGAATGGCCTTCTCAGCTCTTCGTATTCTCTTCTCAGCTCTTCGTATTCTCTTCTCAGCTCTTCGTATTCTCTTCTCAACTCTTCATATCCTCGCTTAAAGAATCCCGTGGTTTGAAGTTTTGAATACATTTCTTCAGTTGGTAAGGCGTATTGATCAGTATCCCCAAAGAAATGACACGCCATACCGCCACCAGTTATAGGACTACCCAGTAATTTATTTACATCCTGCTTTGATAATTTACTTTTAGATAATTCTGAAAGCATATACTCTTTTATTGGTAAAAACAGGCTTCTATTACCATAGATTTCCTGTAACCCGGTTTTCTCCACTTCACCAGAATAAAATAAGATCCTCTCTGTTACCGGGGCAAATGACCTGAAGTTATTCCATCCCTTAATTGGCATGTTGTTGGGCTTGTGCCAGATGATATTATTTTCAAGGTGAAAATACTTGTCACCAACAACCTGAATGTATGTGCTGATCTTGTCATCAGCGAAGCAGTAGAAAGAACCGTTCTGTTTCAGGATTCTTTTAAACTCAATAAAGCACGTTTCGATAAATGAGAGGTAGTCCTCGAATGAATCCCAGACATTATCCCAATCATACTTATTCCCTGCATGGTCCTGCTTCATTACCTGATAATAAGGCGGATCAGTGAGCACAAGATCCACGCTGTTATCTTCCATCTGTCGCATAACGTCCAGGCAGTCGCCACAATACACCGTGTTAAGATCCATCAGTCACCCCGTTAGGTTTGGCCGTTGTGTCCGGTATCTCCCGCATCTGTCTCCCATTACTTGGCAGTATAATGACGCTCTGCTCCACCTCGCCACTGTGCTCAACCTCTTGTTTGTCCCTCCACCTGGAAGAATCCCGATTCTTTAACCAAAAGATTCCTGCTATGGTGTCCGGAGGGATCTCTTTCGTTGTGATCTCCTGCCTGATGGATCCGTCAGGATTCTTGATGATCTTCTTATCTGTTAAGGTCATGCCATTCGCACGGTTGTATAGTGAGTTTTCAACAACCTTATTTGCCTTGTCCTTTCCATCGGTGGTTGCCCCCTGCAGCTCAGGATATCTCTTCCTCCATCTCCAGAAGGTATCTCGA